TGTCGCCATGGACTAGTGGAAATGCTAGTATAACAAACATGTATAGCAATGCAGTATATACACCTGATCCTTGCTTAGATCCTCTATCTTCACCTTCATGTCCTGGATATGCTGCAGCATATTTTACTCAGCAATGTACTGCCAATCCACTTTACAATTCATCATGTCCTGGATATGCGCAGGCATATTTTACTCAACAATGTACAGTAAATGCGTTGTATGATCCTTCCTGCCCTGGATATGCATCAGCATACTTAACATATCAATGTTCAATTAATCCATTGTATAGCACTACATGTGCTGGATATGCGGAAGCCTATAAAACTCAACAATGTGCATTGGATGGATTATATGATAGAACTTGTACAAACTATGCAGAAGCATATGCTAAGAAAAATATATTAACTACAGATACTACTTCTACAACGAAGACTACATCATCAACACCAACATCCTCTACAGTATCTAAGACAGAAGCATCCACTACTATATCATCTGATGGTGCAGTAAAAACTGAAGTATCAAAGACAGGTGATTCTAATATTGATAAAGCAATTGACTCACCAACGACAACAACTAATACTGCTGCAGCACCATCTGCTCCAGTTCAATTAGTCGCGCCCGCACCTGCACCATCTGCTCCAACACAAACAGCAAAAATGGATGGACCAGCTGCGCAGAAATCAGAAGATAAAAAAGATGATGCTCCCAAAGGCGCAGGAGGCGGTTCCCAGTCACAAAATACTACTGCATCCTCATCTGATAAACCAGCAGCACCAACTGCTCGTCAAGCGCTCCAAGAACGAAGAGAAGCTGCAGCTAAAGCATCAGCAGTAGAGAAAGGCAAAAACCTTGCCAATGAAATGGGTAAAGCTACTGATATGGAATCGCAAAAACAAATTCAAAATGTTGTAATTCAAGCGATGGGATTTACACCTGGGTTTGATGCATATGGTAAAGCAGTACTTCAAGATGCCGCAGGATATAAACCATATGCAGTTTATACAAATCAAAAAAATATTGAAAATCGCAGTACACTAAGAATGTTTGGTGGCACTGATCGCATACATAACGAAATGATCAACTCACAATATCAATTAGGAAAATAAAATGCCAGAAGAAATTAAAGACGTTAACAAAAAGATTGACGAAGCAGAAGCAGCTGTAAAGAAGTATGCAAGTAAAGATACTGTAATTAGTATTGGAGGATATGAATTCACTCCTGCTAAGTTGATGGTTGCATTTACGCTAGTGTCATCTATTCTTGGTGGTTTATATGGTGCCTTTGAGGTATACAAATCATACCAAGACATGAAGATGAAAATAGAAAAGTATGTTGCGCCTGATTTATCTGAATTTGATAAGCGACTAATAGTGGTAGAAGAAACATCTGCTAAGACTAATGATTATACCCGCGATATCAAAAATGATATTAAAACTGATATTCGCAAGTTAGAGAAAATTGTAGAGCAAGTCGAACGAGACAATAAACAACTGTCGCGGGAAATGGATCAAGATATTCGCGTCTTGCGGAAAGAGATCGATAGCAAAATTCAGAAAGCATTAGATAATCCTCTTGCTGGAAAATGATTTTTAACTCACAGCCGATCTGTCGGGTAAAGGGTTGTAAAAGAAGCGCCCAGATCTTTTCTCCAAAGACTATGAATAGTGGGGGAAAAGAACGATATTTAAAAACTTGCGTTCGGCATTCTGTGATTAATTTAGAAAATACTAAATCCCATACCAATAATGCATAGTGTTTTTAATCCCTATGCATTTTATGATATGTGGGTTTACTCTATGTTACAATTATACTTTTTACCACTGACATATATACGTATATGATGCTACTACAAATAATGCTTTTATTGACTTTAATATACTCTACGTTACGGTTTAGTGTTGGGATCTTTTTAGAAGATCCTCAACTTGTTTCTGTGATGGCTGCAACAGTCATTACATCTCTAATACTGATTACTTACAGTTTATGAATCCACATGGGAAGAAAGTGCTCCAAGTTCTTGCTTGGGGATTAATATTAATTGTCATTCCTCTCCTACTAGCAATGTGGGTAATGTCTGCTGGAATTTCTATATTATTGCTACATCTAATAGTAAAGATGCATCCTAATCTAAGAAGCAAAGTGGATAGGATTGTTGATGAACTTTTTTTAGATGTTTCTGTCTTAAGACCCCCTCAAGACAACAATTCACCCTAAGTAAAATATGCTATCTTGGTTATATAATGGAGAAGTGTTTGCAGGTCCGGAGGAATCTCATTATGGATTTGTATACCTTATCACAAACCTTCAGAATGGAAAAATGTATGTTGGGAAAAAACTATTTTGGTTTAAGCGTACGAAAACCCTTAAAGGAAAGAAAAAGAGATACCTTGCTGAGAGCGATTGGAAAGGTTACTTTGGATCTTCTATTGCTCTTAACAAAGAAGTCAAAGAAATAGGCTCTGACCAGTTTAAACGAGAGATTATACACCTTTGTACATCGAAAGGGGAATGTTCCTACTTAGAGACAAAAGAACAAATTGAAAGAGCTGTTCTCTTTAATCCTGAAATGTATTATAATGATTGGATTATTTGTAGAGTTCATAGAAAGCATGTACTAAATGAAAGCGGCGAAAAGCAATCCACACCCCAAACCAAGAAGAAACCCGGACTACCAGTTTCAATCTAATGAAACGGTGATATCCGCTTTTTACGGACCACATAACGTTGAGATTTATCAAGATCGTGATGGTCACACCCAACGACTTCAATTGTCATTCGAACGTTGGGAAAATTTCAAAAGACAATTCAATACCTCTGTTGCTTAATTAACTAATCTGCTGTACAATCTATAATATGGATCCAAACGAACTAGTTAAATTTTTAAATTTGCTTCGAGGCTATGTGCCAGGATACTGGAGAACAAGAATTGATGAAGTAATTACAAAAATAGGTGGAACGATAAAACAAAGAGAGGGCCCATAGCTCAGTTGGTTAGAGCAGAGGACTCATAATCCTTTGGTCCTAGGTTCAAGTCCTAGTGGGCCCACCATTTATATGATAGAAACTATAATTTACATATTAATTTTTTGGATTGTATTGCGGGCCGTAGCAAATATATTTGCTGGTGCTAATGCTCCTGTAGAAGAAGAGGAAGAGGACATTTACAAGCACTTAGAACGTAAAAAGGTTGTCGATGTAAAATTAAAAATGGAAAATATTAACGGATGGTGGTATGGATTTTATACGCCTCCATCTGGAAATGGAGAAATATTTGTAGCACAAGGCACGACATATGAGGAGGCAGTTGCTAATTGTAAGGAAAGATTGAGTACTGCTAAACATACTTTTAAACTTGAGTTTGAAAAAAATGAAACGAAACCAATATAGTAAGGACGTTCCATACCACTTCAAGCTTCATTTGGAATAATCATGAATATTATAATTATTGGTGGAGGTACGGCCGGTTGGATGGCAGCAGGATTCCTAAAGAAAAAGAATCCAGATTACAGCATTACATTGATTGAGTCGCCTGGTATTCCTAAAATAGGAGTAGGAGAATCCGTGACCCCTCACGTTGCAGTCTTCTTTGCTGAGCTTGGTGTTCCGACAGAAGAGTGGATGTTAGCGACTGGAGCAATTTATAAATTCGGAAACAAGTTTGTTAATTGGAGAAAAGATCCTAACTACACGGAATACTTTAGTTTTGAGTATCCACTAAGCATTAAGAGACTTTACAAAGATGCAGTCCAGCCATCTTCATTCGAAGACTTATTTTACGGAGATAACGAACCCCGTACAATAGATGCAATGCTAAAGTTGCATCAACAAGGTCGTATTAATAAGTTTGACCAATATATGAACTCTCAACACCACTACATGGATAAAAACATTGCTCCATTTGATGGTGACAAATACTTACTCAATCCTCTTTATAGTTGGACTCAACACATTAATGCTGAGCTTGCAGCCAACTATATTAGAGATCATATTGCAGTCCCTCTTGGCGTCAAGCATATCAAGGCCACGGTCCAAAGCATCCAGCACACAGGCGACATAGTATCTTCTGTAGAATTAGATGATGGAAGTATTATTAATGGAGATTTATTTGTTGACGCTTCCGGTTTCCATAGAGTAATAATCAAGCATTTAGATCGGGACGTAAAGCTGTATAAGAACAACGTATGCGATTCTGCATGGGTATGTCAGATTGATTATGAAGATCCAGAAAAAGAAATGCTCAACTACACGTCCAGTATTGCCAAGGATGATGGTTGGTATTTTAAAATTGGATTGTATCATCGTATGGGATTGGGATACGTCTTTAGCTCAAAGTATACTACACCTGAAAAGGCATTACAAACATACTACGATATTACAAAGGATCACAACAAACGCTTTGAGCCTAGATTAATAAAATGGATTCCTAATAGATTAGAAGAAGCTGGTAAAGGAAACGTTGCTGCGGTAGGCCTCAGTTGTGGTTTTGTAGAGCCAATGGAAGCCAATGCTTTATACATCATTATTAACAGCATTAGAAAATTAAATAACGTCTTAGAAAAGTACAGACAAACACGTAAGATCGACTTTAATGAATACAACTCTCAGATTGCATATGCGACGGATGATATTGCTGATTTTATATTGACTCACTATACTCTTTCTGATAGAGGTACGTCTGATTTTTGGAACGATATGAGAGCAATTGGTATTAAAGAAAAACACAAAGAGCTTGTATATTCTAAGATTATGGATAAACGGCATACAATGCGCGCAGCTTGGGATGGCCTAACAATGTGGCCGGACTATCTGTGGGCGGAACTTGCCATGGCGTGGGGCATCGTAGATGAGTCGTTAGTGACAAGACCAATTGACAATAGGACACTTGACCTTGCTGAACTACATTTTAAAAATACTAACCTCAAACACGACATTATAAGTGGTCAATGTCAAAATAACTTTCAATGGTTGAAACAAAACATATTTAATGGTATGATGCCTCATGAGTGGGAAGAGGCCTATCTAAAATAATTTTATGAAACAACGAAGATCACATTATAACATTAAGTACGACGTCGTACTAAAAAATAGACTTAACAGCGAAGTTGTTAGGGGTAATATTGTCAATGAAAAAGACATTGATGGTAAACAATACTGGGTTTTAAATGTACCTAGTAGAGGACCAACTCAATTGAGTTATTCAAAAGAATCGTGGGTTATTTCAAAAGGAAAATGATTATGGAAAATGGGCCATTGGGGCAAACAATGTCTGCGGAGAAAGCACTGACAACTACTGAAGGACGTGAGTGGTTACAGTCTCACCTACGTATGGGTCCTGTCACAGTCATCTTTACAAAAAAAGATGGCACGGAACGTACAATGAACTGTACATTGCAAGAAGGGGTAGTTGTTCCCCATGAAAATAAAACTGACAAAACAAAAGTAGAAAATGATGAAGTTTTAGCAGTTTGGGATATAGATAAAAGTGCGTGGCGATCATTTCGCCTAGATAGTATTAAGACTGTACAATTTAATTTATGAGATAATATGCCAATAGCGACGGATGAAGTAAGTAAGAATGCCATGGGTGGTACGGAGATGATGAAATATGGTTTACAAGACCGTGTGGATTCAAAACTCCTTGACCACTTCCACATTACGGCAAGTAGGTATCGAGGACCACAAGCAGGTAAAGTTGAATTATATTGGTTGCACGACCTTCCTGGCGACCCTGAGTCCGCCCACCTTGCTAATGGGGGATGGAATAAGTTTGAGAAGCTTATTTTTGTTTCTAATTGGCAATTCCAACAATACCAAGCCTTCTACGGTCTTCCGTGGCATAAGTCAATTGTTTTGCAAAATGCAATTGATCCAATTGTTCCGGAAGATAAGTCTAAAGACAAGTTCAAAATTATATACAACACAACACCACATCGTGGGTTAGAAATCCTTGTTCCGGTTTTTGAAAAATTAGCTGAAAAGTATCCTAACATAGAACTAGATGTATTTTCATCATTTAAAGCCTATGGTTGGGAAGAGCGAGATAAACCATATGAGGAATTATTTCAGCGCTGTAAGGATCATCCTAAGATCAATTATCATGGTTATCAACCAAACAACGTTGTGCGCAAAGCATTAGCAGAAGCTCACATCCAAGCATATCCATCAATATGGCAAGAAACATCCTGCATGTCGTTAATGGAAGCAATGAGTGCTGGTTGTTTGTGTATTCATCCTAATTACGCTGCGTTGTATGAAACATCTGCTAATTGGACATGGATGTATCAGTGGACAGAAACTAAACGAGATCATGCTAGTGTGTTGTACACACATCTTTCAACAGCCTTGGAAACTTACTGGACTGAAGGAGTACAAAGTAGATTAGCTGGCCAAAAAGCATATGCAGATGTATTTTATAGCTGGCAATTCCGAAAACAGCAATGGGAAGCCTTGCTAACGGGCATTCTAAACACAAAAGGAATTAAGATAACATCAGAGGAAGTTGACTTAGTATCCTAATTGTTATACAATTGTAAAAATGATCATTGTTGACCTAAATCAAGTGATGATTGCGAACATTATGGCGCAACTTGGCAATCACACAAATACTATAATTGAAGAAGATTTGTTTCGGCATATCACGCTTAACTCCTTGCGCTCATTTAAAAAGCAATTTGGTGAATATGGGGAAATGGTTGTTGCCTGTGATGATAAGAATTACTGGCGAAAACAACACTTTCCATTCTATAAGGCTAATCGCAAGAAAGCACGGGAAAAGTCGGATGTAGATTGGAATCAAATCTTTAATCATCTAAATAAGATTAGGGAAGAGTTAAAAGAAAACTCGCCCTATCGTGTAATTCAAGTGGATGGCGTAGAAGCTGATGATATTATTGCCACACTTTGTATAGAATTTGGCACGATAATGAATATGCAAGAAAAAATATTAATTTTATCAGGTGATAAAGATTTTGTACAGCTGCAAATATACGGAAACGTTGAACAGTACAACCCTGTTCTTAAAAAATACATTAAACATACCAACCCTCACAAATACTTGCGTGAGCATATCCTCAAAGGGGATCGGGGTGATGGTATCCCTAACATCATGTCGGAAGATCATTGCATCGTCAATGGCGAACGTCAAAAATCTCTCCCAGCAAAAAAGATTGAATTCCTTACAGGAATCCCAGATGTTTCTACTGTCCTAACAAAAGACGAACTCAAACACTTCAAACGAAATGAACAGTTAATCGATTTACACATGATTCCAGAAGATATACGACAGAACATCTTAACGCGATACAATGAAGAAGCAAACAAACCAAAGGAAAAGTTAGTGACCTATTTAAAAAAGCATAAGCTAAAGCTATTGCTAGAAAACATCAGTGAGTTTTAATATGAGACTAGGAATTTTTCAAATACTTGAGCAAGCATCGATGCTAAAAGGGACGGAAGAAAAGATTCAATTTCTTCGCTCTCATAACAGTGCTCCTCTTCAACAAATTCTAAAGTATGCTTTTGATCCAAGCATTGTATGGGATCTGCCAAAGGGCGCGCCACCATATAGTCCATGCATATATCCAGCTCAGGAAATGAGATTATTTACTGAGGTAAGAAGGTTGTATTTGTTTGTAAAGGGTGGGAATCCAAATCTCACTAAATTAAAAAGAGAAGCGCTTTATATTGAATTGTTAGAATCAATTCATCCAGAAGATGCCAAGCTATTGGTTGAGGTGAAAGATAAAAAAGTTCCATATAAGGGTATTACATTAAAATTAGTGAAAGAAGCATTTCCTGGTTTAATTGAGGAGCAAGTATCGAATGAAGAACAATCTTCATAAAACAAAAAAAAGATTAAGTTTTAAAGATTATGGCGAGGAAAGTCGCCACATCTCTAAAAAAGTAAAAACGCAGTTGCAACAAAAAGCAAACGATGCATTAGATAAAGCATTAAAGCTAAAAGATTTGAGAAATATTAACATTGATGATTTAAATTAAAAAGGAGACTTACCATGGAAGTTATTTTAATCGTTGCAGTATTTGCTGTAATATTATTTTTTGTATACAGAGCATTTGCACCAAACCTTGATACCAATAAAGATGGTAAGGTTGATCAAGCTGAGGTAAAGGCTGCTGTAGAGCAAGTTAAAACAAAAACTACAGCGGCTGTCAAAAAAGCAACAACTCGCAAACCAAGAACCCCAAAGAAGTAATGCCAACTTATTCCTTCAAAGATACAACTACCGAAGAGGTATTTGATATCATGATGAGTATGCATGACCTAGACAAGTATAAAGAAACCCATCCAAACCACATTCGGTTTTTTGATGGGACTCCAAATATTGTATCGGGGGTTTCCGTTAACGGAAAACTGGATAGTGGATTTAAGGATGTGCTATCAAAAATATCTGAAGCACATCCAGGATCTCCATTAGCTGATGCTCATGGAAGGAAATCTATAAAAGATGTACAAACGGAAAGAGCTGTTCGAAGATGGAGGAGCTCTGATTCATAAACTAACCTGGTAGGAGAAATATGGCCAAACGCTCTAATGCATTACATGTAGTCAATATTGAACAACAATCAACACATGGAGAGCAACAACAAAAACAACATTTGCCATTGAAAATAAAATTGGATCATATGAAAACATTTGATCCTCTTACTGAAAACCAAAGACAGTTTTATGAAGCATACAAGCGCGGTGATTATTTTATAGCGCTGCATGGTGTAGCAGGTACTGGAAAAAGCTTTATAGCAGTATATAAAGCATTAGAAGAAGTTCTTGATAAAAGTAATCCATTCGAGAAAGTAATTATTGTAAGATCTGCAGTACAGGGAAGAGAAATCGGTCACTTACCTGGAGACATTGAGGGCAAACTTGAGATCTACAGACAACCATATATTCAAATATGTGATACGTTGTTTGGAAGACGAGATGCATATCAGCGTTTAGAAGAGCAGCATGCAATCGAATTCATATCTACTTCTTTTATTAGAGGTATGACGTTTGATGATGCTATCATTATTGTAGATGAAATGCAGAACATGACGTATGAGGAAATTGATACTGTTATGACCCGCGTTGGTCATAGATCAAAAATCATATGGTGTGGCGACTACAGGCAGTGTGATTTGAAAAGGCGGGATGATAAATCTGGCCTTCTAAGATTTTTTGATGTAGCAGCATTAATGAAAGCATTTACAAGAATCGAATTTACAACTGACGATATTGTTAGAAGTTCCCTAGTGAAAGATTATATCCTTGCAAAGATTCAACTCGAAGACCAATCAAAATAGAAAATATTTTGAACGGGAAGACCTAGATCAGATTGATTTAGATTCTACAACAATAGACGGGAAGCGCTACTACTGGACACCAGATGGAGCGCTCTACCCTTCCGTAACCTCTGTTCTTGGTAGCAATCAAGAAAAGAAGGATGGTCTCCAGCGCTGGAAAGACAAAGTTGGAGAGCAAGAAGCCAACCGCATTTCAAGACGAGCTTCTAGTCGCGGCACACAACTCCATCAAATTTGCGAGGATTACCTCCTTAACAAGGAGAACTACCTTAGCAAGCATATGCCCCCTCACATTGAGCTGTTCAACAGTATACGCCCGATTTTAGATGAAAGCGTAGAGGTAATATATGGTAATGAGTTGGCATTATTCTCACACACGCTAAAGACAGCTGGACGAACAGATATGTTTTGTAGGTTTCAAGGAGTTAACACTATTGTTGACTTTAAGACAGCTACAAAAGATAAAAAAGAGCAATGGATTCAAGATTACTTCTTGCAGTCCACAGCATATGCAATTATGCTTGAAGAAGTGTACAAAGACATACAGCCAATACACATTCCTCAAATTGCAATCGTTATTGCAGTAGAAGATGGAGAACAAAAGCAGCAGCTATTTGTGAAAAGAACGTCCGACTATCGGGAAAAAGTTCTGTCCTTTTTTACTGAATATCATTCTAAAAATCCTCTCCCAAACACAGCCGTATATACGCGTAGTTTGTTTGAAAATATTGAATAAAATCAACTAGTTATAGGCTGTTGACATTTGTTCAAAAATCGCGTAAGATAGACTTTACCTTAACTGATAAAGGAATGTGAAATGGTGGATGTTCAGTCTGTGTTTAAAAAGTACAATATTAACCCCAATGCATCGATTCATCGATCGATCCAAGGCGTTGGTACTGATATTTCGGAATCGTCAGATCCCCTTCTAAAGTCTAACCAGATTATCTGTAAGCTTGGAGGAACTGCAATTGTAGATCCAATTGAAGCTCCAATCATTGCTAAGTGTATGGTAGAACAAGCTATTTTGTTTACTTTACAGCATAGGACATTTGATCCTAAGCAAGCAATGGAGCTAGCTACAATAAAAGTAGCAGATATGAAAGTTAAACACCCTTATCTTTTTATTATGAAGGAGTCTAGTATGGAAGCGACTGTAAAATCTGCAAAGCGCAGTGGTGATAAGAAAGCCCGTGCTTTGGAAATTTTCGAAGCCAATCGTGGTAAAAAAGCTAGCGATGTTGCTAAGCTGATCCAAGTGGAACTTGGTATTACGTTTGCTAATGCTTATTACTACGTTTCACGTGTATTTAAGTAATACATATGGGGCCTTTGTAAGGCCTCATGGGTATGTTAGTTGATAAACAGGTGATAGACCTATGATGATGAAAAGTAAAAAACTATTTGACTGGCAGCAACTGGTCACAAAAAAACGTTTATTCGATCCTATGAGTAAAGAAGATAAGACTGAGTTTGCTTATTTTCTTCAAACGAAGAGATGGAACAGTATTGTATGTCCGTTTGAGTTAGAATGGCCATACTTAACTATACCAGACATGATAAAGGACAAACTTGCACACCACATGCTCAAAATAGAAAAGGTTTGGGAATAATATGGGTATTGTATATTTTAGTACTAAGTCTAAGAGGACTCGTAAGCAACGAGAGAAGCAAAGAGATGCATGGAAAGAGTATATGGAAAAGTATGGCCTTGTAGAAAACAAAGCTCGTACTCAACAAATAGTAAAAACGTTTGTGGAACCAAAGCCTCTATCATTACGTCCTGGCGCCTTAGACCACTTACAACACAAGTCATTGAATAGTGGGGCAGCAGTTGCTGTAAAGGTAACTCGACAAGTATATACTGGTGATAAGGTTATTGGTATAGGATGTATGCATAAGTCCAATTTAGTGCCAATCTTTAGTAGTGATGCTGCTGTTGACTTATCAAAGATGAGGAGAGGATAATGAAAGTTGTTATCAACAAATGCTTTGGTGGGTTTAGTCTTTCTGATTTAGCGTTTGAAAAATTGCTAGAAAGAAAAGGCATAGCGTTTGTTCGAGCTAAAGGAGATACGTCCTTCGGTTCTAATTATTATAAAGCCGGCCACGAGCGAGAAGAAAGTACTTTTATTAATCAATATGATTATTATGATGACCGTAGTGATTTGGATCTGATTGCTGTTGTTGAAGAGCTAGGCAAAGAAGCAGATGGTTGGGCAGCAGAGTTAGCTATTGTGGATGTTCCTGATGAGGTTAAGTGGTACATTCACAATTATGATGGTATTGAAGCTGTTTATGAACAACATAGGGTTTGGTCATGAAACCGTTACGGGAACAGATTGTAGATAGGATTACAATTCTTGGCGGAGAAGAAGCTGAGACTTATGAGGATTATTCTGACTATGATTTGTTAGAAGATTATGAAAACCTTCTACGTACTAAAATTGAAGCAGA